GAGGTATTCAATCTCGATCGCCGCTTTGCGCTGCTCGACAGCGACCTTCTGCTCCAAAGTCTGCGCGTTCGTGGCGTCGAGCGCCCGCAATTGGGCCTCGCGCGCGATTCCGGCTCGCTGCTCCTCAATCCCGAGCATCTGCTCCAGGTGATCCAGGTTCCGCTTGGAGATCTCCTCGTTATAGGCCAGCTTTTGCGCGAAGAGATGCGACTCGATCTCCAGCCGCCGGCGCGCGGCTTCTTCTTCCGCAGCCAGATACTCGGCGAGGTTCTTGCGGTTGGTCTCCTGGACCTCCTTCTGCCAGTTGGCCAGGCGCTCGCGCAACTCGCCGATGACGTTCTCCCACGCCTGGCGGGTGAGTGCGATCCGCTGCTCGTTGCCGCGCTCATCAACGAACGTGGTCCACTTGCGGATCTGCTCCTGGACCTCGGCCACGTCCCGCGCGAAACCCGTCAGTCCGCGCCGACGCGCTTCTTCGAGCGCCCGCGCGCGCTCGCGCTCCACTTCCAACTGACGCTTCCGAATCTCGACCGCGCGTTTCAGCGCTTCGAGGTCCGGCCCCGATGACGACTTGATACGGAGTTTGGGACCCTCGTAGATGGGCGGCTCCCACTCACCGGGCAGCCAGCGCTTCTCTCCAAGTACGCCACGGATCTGCTCATCGGTCATCCCCTGCTTGCGCAGCGCGTCCACGCTGGTCTTGCCGCTCAGCAGATCGTCGCGCAGCGCCTTCCGCTGCATCTCGTCGAATCGGGCCTGAAGCTGATCCTGGGTGTCCTTCCACTGCGAGTAGATGGCGAAGCCCGCGCCCACCACGCCCACCGCGAGCAGGGCGTAGGGGTTGATGCTCGCGAGTTGGAGCGCGGCGATCGACTTCGCGAGCGCCATGATCTTGTCGGCCAGGGCGTAGGTGGCCAGTACGCCAGAAACCCACAGCGCCACCTCGCCGAACTTCTTGAGCAGATCGGTGTTCTCCCGGAGCCAGCCGACCAGACCGCGCAGGTTGCCAATCAGCGCCTTGAAGTCATCCTGGAACTTGGCTCCGATGTCTTCGCGCAGGTTGTTGAACTCGCGCCGCAGCGCGCCGAGTTGTCCCTCGACCGTGTGGGAGGCTGCCGCGTGCGCGCCCTGGATCTTCGCGCCTTCGCGAATTACCGCGTTATAGCGGAGTTGCTTCTCCTCGGTCTCGGTCAGGGCGCGTCCGAGTTGAAGCTGTGCGATCTGCGCTTCCTTCTGAAAGTCGACGAACAGCCCCAGCGTGCGAAGGCCGCGCGAGGCGCCCGACTCGATGGCCATCACGATGGATTCAAGCGCCTCGCCGGCAGCGACGTTCTGGACGGCTGCCGCGTCCTTGGCCAGTTTCGCTAAACCTTGCGCCTTGGATAGCTCCAGATCGGCCACGATCAGCCGCTGAACGGCGTGCGCGGCTTCGGTGTAATCGAAGCCGATCTCTTCGATGGCAGTGACCTGCCTGGCGGCCGCAGCCGCTCCCACGCCGTGAGCGTTGGCCAGCGCCTTGAGCGAGGCCTCGGCTTTAGCATTCTCAGCGGCCATCATCACCGAGCCAACAGTGAACTCCTTGGCCCACGCGAGCGCGCTCTTGATGGCGTCAGCGAGCAGGTTCCCGGCGGTTGCGCCCTTCACCATGGCGGCCGTCATGCCGTCGATTCCCTGCGCCGCGCCCCGGGCGGTTTTCACCGCCGAAGCCTCCATGCTGGACAGGCTCGCGTTGACGCTCTTGATGGACGCATTGGCCCTGTTGGTGTCGACTTCAACGACGAGTTCGAGCCTGTTATCGGCCGGCATGAAGACGTGTAGGAATTGCTACGCTGAGCACTGGATGAGGCTACCGAACGGGGAGCGGGCCATTGTCGATATTCAGAAACTGACGGCCTACTGCTTAAACCTTCAACATACCCGAGGGCGTCACAAGGCGCGCGTCTTTGCCTCACTCGGCATCACGGAAGGGGACGCGGAAGCGCTGCGCGAGGCGTTGATCGACGCGGCCCGGAATGGCGAGGCGTTGCCCGGCCCGTCGACCCCTTATGGGCGTCGCTTTACCATTGATTTCGAGTTCCAGCGGGGTGACCGAAAAGTACCCATCCGCAGCGCCTGGATCGTTCGCGACGGTGAGGACTTGCCGAGGTTGACGACTTGTTATGTACTGTAGGGAGAAGCAGACTATGCCGGAAATCGATCTGCATTCCGTTGTTGCCCTTCTGGAGGACCTCCCGGAACACGGTCTGGTCCGCGGCCAGGTCGGGACCGTTGTGGAGAGTTGGGCGCCCGGAGTGTATGAAGTCGAGTTCAGTGATGATCAAGGGCGCACATACGCGATGGTTGCCCTGAAGGCGGAACAACTCATGCGCCTTCACCACGAACCGGTTCACCAGGCAGCTTAGGGCCGACTCGCGTTCAGCCTTTCCCGGTCGAGTCTCTCCTGCTGTTCCTCGAGTGCCACCAGCGCCAAGAACTCATCCACCCGGATCTCGTCGAGGTCCATTCGGACACCGAGCTTCAGGGCGATCCGAAGGTCGAGCGCGCGCCGCAGCAACAGACCAGCCTCGGAGGACTGCGCGGCATCCAGTCTGTCGAGTGGGCATTGGTCGCAGCGGCCGCCATCGTCGGGGGCATCCGGGCAGAGGCCAGGGTCGCAGAGTTCCTCTCGCCGCAGCGTCCAGTGAATCAGGAACCGCAGGGAGGGCCGCTCAGGCCACTCCCCATTGGTCAGTTTGGGTTGCCAGACTCCTGAAAAGCGCCGTCGAGAGCGTCGATCGCGGCTTTGACGGCCACGGCCTGGTGGATGATGGGCACGTCACCCGTGTACCCTTCAGAGGATTCGAGCAGCTTCTTGAAGAGCGCACCCGCCGGGGCCAGGTTGATGATCAACTCCTGTCGGTTGTAAGGCAGATCGAGCACCCGCGCGAAGCCACGCCGGTATTCGAAGACGTCTTTGGCCGAGGGCATCTTCAGGATGTGCGACACCGTGCCGCCGAGAACACGCAGCGTCACCCGGAAGGCATCACCAACTTGCTCGACGTCATCGACATCGGCCTGGCTCAACTGCTCGATGATGCGGCTGGCCTCGAAGGCATCGACTTCGGGCGCATTCTCCTCGGGCAGGCGGATCTTGGCAAGCAGCGCGGCGTCGGCTTCCGCCGAGTCGGGGATCGTCGTTTCGGACACCCCGCGCCCCAGTTGCTTCACGATGACCTTGCGCTTCTTCTGGCGGTCGATCCACTCCTCGTCGGTCGGGAAGCGAACGCGGATCGGCTTCACGCCATCGGGCGTGCGCAGGTGGATGGTGATGGGTTGCTTTGCGTCAAGCATGAGAGTCCTCTCTATTGACAGATCCCGTCCACGCTGCATTTGACCACGGCCGAGACGATGCCGTTGGTTTCATCCCACATCGGCAGGCACTCGACCGACACGGTGACGATGCCGTCCGTCTCGCCGACCTCGGCCGAGGCGAAGGACACCTTGTGCCACGTGATCTCGAGCGAGTTGTTCGCGTCATACGTGAGCGCCAGCACCGCTGTGCCCGTGGTCTGGCTCTTGAGCTTCGTCAGTTCCGTGGACCCGTTCTCGAAGCGGGCGACGAAGCGCAGCGACCCCTGGCGGTTGCCGAACTCTAGCCGGCCGCGGATGGCGCCGCTTGCACCGTCTCCAGGCGTCTGAAAGCCCGACCCGGGAAAGAAGCCGCCGTCCAGCCGGACGTTGTTCTTCCAGGACGTCTCCAGCGAAACGATGTTCTTGTTCGAGACGTAGTTGACGCCGTTGATCGAGAGCGCCAGCGACGCCGACGGCAGGAGCTTTTCGACCGTCGCCGCCGGCATGGAGATGCCCGATGGTTCCGTGGTCTTGCCCGAGCCCACGAACTCGACGGTGATCTTCGAGTTCGCGCGGCCCGGCCCCGAGCCGATCGAGATGGTCCAGCCTTCGACCACGCAGCCGACGGCCATCCGGTCGAGGACCACGCCGGCGCCCGGGCGAATCTGCTCGACGAAAGAGAAGTAGGGCAACTCGGCCGAGTCGCCGTTCGCCGGCATCAGCGGCGTGCAGGTGTAGGTGAAATTCGGGGTGGTGCCGGACTTGACCACCTTGCCCAGGCCGAACGCCATCGCCCAGGCGCCGATCTCCGCGCCAAGGTATTTCTCGAGTGTTCCGTTCACGTCCCAGGAGGTCTGGAAGGACTGCGTCGGAAACTCGTGGCCCTTGCCGAACTCCTCGGCGTCGTTTTCTGTGTTGAGCTTCGGGTTGGCGAGCGCGGCATTCAGCTTCCGCAACTGCCACATCTGTACGCCGGTGTTGGGCGTAGAGATGTCGGCCTGCTTCTGCTTACCGAAGCAGATCTGGATTTCCTGCATCCGCGTGACGGACATCAGGCGTTACCTCCTCATCTTCGAGTTCGATCACTTGCCAGTAGCCACGGACCATCAAGGGGACCAGAATCTCCGGCCGCGCCTCGACGTGCCGCACCTCACCGTCAGGCGAGATCAGAACCACTTGCTCAGTCATCACCTATCTCCATAAAGCCGAGCGGCACCTCGAAATAGTCGAGCCCCTCAGCGTCCGTCTGCCTCTGGATCAGCGGCAGGTCCATCGGGTGGCAGGATGCGTGCACTGTGGCGTTGAGCAGCGGCACACCCGCCGACACCGGCACACCCTTGGTGATGAGCCGGAACAGCCGGTAGTACGCAGTGGGCGGATCTCCGTCAAAGGTCTCGCGGGCCCGCAGATAGAGCGTGACCTGGTGCCGCCAGACATCGACGCCGCCGAAGCTCGAGGGCTGCGTACCCTGCCAGGCGGCCATAATCCCAGGAGCCGGCATGTCGTGGATCGCCGCCGCGAGGCTCGCGCGCTTCGGATATTGATCGTGGTAGGCGAAGATCCGCTGCTCATCGCCGCCCATCTCGGCGACGAGTTCCGGGATGTCGCGCAGCAGTGCGACCAGGTTGTCGACGAGTTCCGCCGGATTGATCATCGCTGCTTCCCTCCCAGGCCGCGTTCGAGGAGCAGACGGGGCTTCATGGCGTCCAGCATCTTGCGGGCCGCCTCCACGACCGCCGCCTTATTCTTGGGCGAAAACACCATCCAGGCTTCGCGCTTCTGGTTGGCCCAGGCCTTGATCCGGTCCTTGCGGGTCGAGACGTTCGCCTTGGCCCGGTTCTCGCTGACCGTGCGGACCTGGAAGTTGCGCAGCAGGTCGCCCGAGAAGGTCAGATTCCGGCGGTTGCCCTTGCCCTTTCGAGTCTTGAAGATCGCGTAGCGCTTGGTGAGCGGCTTGGCCGCGGCATCCTCCGGGCCCTGCGCGGCGGCCAGGCGCGCTTTTACCGCTGCGACGCCCGCCGCGCCCAGTTCATACATCTGCCGCTGGCGGAAGTTGAGCAGGTCGAGCCGCAGTTGCTTCTTCTGGTAGACACGGACGCTGGGCATCGATCGCCTCCGAGAACTTGTGCGCAATTGCCCACAAGTCGCCAACCTCCGCCGGATCTGGCGGAAGTCCGACTTCCGGAAGATTTTCGGGAAGTCAGCCAGCCTTGCGGAGCCGGAGTACTGCGGCGCCCTCGGCGTCGGCCTCGATGTCGAAAACCTTGTAGCGGACGCCTTCGATTTCGGCCTCGTCGCCGCGCACGGGCGCCGCGGGCAATCCGGCGAGCTGCACGAATAGCACCGCATAGACGCCCGGCGAGGCGTCTTCGGCTTCCCGCGCCGGCTGAAACACCGCGCGGACGGCGGCCTGCCCGCCAGCCTCGGGAAGGTAGAGAATCTCCCGCCCGAAGACCCGCAGGCAGGCATCGTCCATCCGACTCACTTGGACCGCAAACGTCATCAGGAGATGAATGCCCCGTTCAGCCGGACCCGGCCGGTGGCGTCGCCGTCGGCCGCCGCCCTCACAGCGACGCCGATCAGTTTGTTGCTGGTCGCGGTCTTGGTGATTACCTTCGTCGTGTTGTTCCAGTAGATCAAGGCACCCTGCGACCAGCCGGTGCTCGCGCCGGCCTCTCGGGTCAGATCGAAGACGCCCGCCACCTGGAACTCGCCTTCCTCGCCGCTCGCCACATCGGTTGCGGCCACGCCGAAGATGGAGCCCACCAGTGCGCCGCCGCCCGAACTCACCGCATACGGCGCGGTGAGCGTCAGCGTTTCACCGTTCTGCACGTAGTTCCTCATGTTCAATCCTCCTAAGCACCCACATTCTTTTGGAGCCCGCGCCAGTCAATCGCCTTGGCCCCGAAGTCGAGCCGCGCTTTGATCTCCACCCCATCGACGTCGAAGCCTTGGCGCGTCTCGATGTACACGCCGTCCTGGCCCTCGAGGTAGGCGTATTCGATCGTGTCGATCTGATCCGGCGAGGCGAACAGATACCAGGCCGTCGTGCTCGCCGCATCCAACCGTGGCTCGGCAATCGGCGTCAGAGCCCGGATGTAATCCGGCACGAGATCGGCCGATTTCGCCGGGGCCAGGTTCGGCGCGATCATCTGGAAGGCCGCCAATTGCAGCGCCACCGGCACCACCAGATAGCGCGGCTGCACGTTCAGCACGGTGATGCCATCGAGTCCCTTCTGTTTGGCCATCGCAGCCATGGCCGCGCCCAGGCCCGTCAGGGCCAGCGCGCTGCCTGCGCCCGTGTTGAGATTCGCGTGGTTCGCATGAAACAGCGCCACGCCGTCACCCATCGCCGGGTTCGAGGTGATGATGCCCCACACCGTATCGCTTTCCAGTGTCGCCGCCGCCACGCCGAAACCGGCGGGGATGCGCGTGAAGGCGCTCAGATCGTCGTTGATGATCGTCTGGCGGGTGATCGAGACGATGCGGCCATAGGTGGCGAGCTTGTAGGTCTCCTTCGATTCGGCGATCGAGCCGTGGGTGAACTCGCCCTTCTCGTTGACCTTCATCAAGCTCGGCGCTTCGCCCAACTGCACGGCGTTGATGTTCTTGAAGTCCACGGCCGAGCGCCGGCGCGAGAACGGCAGGAAGGTGCGCGGGTAGGCTTCATAGGCCTGCCGCAAGGTCTTGTTGGCTACGTCGGCAAGGATCGACGGGAAGTCGGAGGTCGACAGGGCGAGTTTGGCGATCTCGTGGCGCGGCAGCCGCTTGGTGCGCGTGCCGGCGGTTTCGAGGCACTCCTTCGCCAGATCGAGCAGCGTCTGCCCGGCCCAGTCGCGCCCGAGATCGTCCTTCAGGGGGAAGACCGCTGGATCGTAACGGTGCAACAGCGCCGCCATGATCCCGGCGCGGCGGGTCTCGGTCTGATCGCGCGTGACCACCGCAGCCGCGCTGCGGATCGTCGGCTCCTCGCCCCGCGTGGCCGCATCATCGAGTGCCACTTTGCGGAACTCTTCAATCGAAGTGCCCGCTTCGACATGCTGAGCGACGAGCCGCGCATCGACGTTCAGCGTGCGCCCGACCTTCTCGATTTCCCGGATGCGCGTGCGTTCGGCCAGTGCGGCGGCCTGGCGCTCGGCATCGAGGTTGATCTTCAGTTCGTCCCGGGCCTCTTCGCCCGTGGCGGTAACGATGGCTTCATCCATCTTCTGCTCCTGTGGGCCAGTTGCCCGTTCAAACTTGAATCCCGCGCCCGGATCGGCGCCGATGGGTACGAGCGATACTTCCTCGGGTTCCCAATCGGTCACCAGAACCTGGCGCATCGCCACTCCCTGCGGCGTCACATCCTCGACCGCGTGAATCGCCACACCCATCGAGGCGTTGCGCAGGATGCCGTCCTGAACGTCCTGCCACACCGGGTCGACGTCGGCGCGCTTCGAAAACCGAACCGTGGCTTTGCCCAGGCCGTTCTCGACCCAGGCGCGCACGATCACGCCGATCACATCGCCGACGGTGAAGTCGCGATGAGAATTCAATAGCGGCGCCGAGCCGCTCGCCAGGCGCCCCATGCGGATCGCGCCCGGCTCCATCGAGAAGCGCATCTCGAAGGGGCCACGCGCGTCGTAGCGCCGCACCGATGCACCCGTGTACCAGGTCAGCGTCGCGGTGCGTTCGTCGCGGTCGGCTGGAGCCAGCGCCTCAAACTGGGCTTCCAGCCGTTCTCTCGTTGGGGTCATGTGGAGGTTCCTCGTCAGCAAGAAGCTGTGAAATCTCGCGCAACTCACGATTGAGTTCAGCGACCGGCAGTTTTTGTTGCGCGCCGCTCTGCGTGACGCGGCGCGGATCGCAGTCGAGCACGATGCCGCGCTCATCGAGCAACCTGTTGATCTCGGCGATCTGCTCCAACTGTGCGTCGGGGGCGTAGCCCTGCTCGGCGATGGCTTGCCGCAGCGTCAGTGTGCCCGTGCGCAGCCGGTTTAGCGTGGCGACCGAGTCCTTGTACGGATCGACGCTGCCGAAGCCGGGCGGTGTCCACTCGGCGCGAAACGGGCCGAGTTCGGGGATCGCGCCAGCCGCGTAGGCCACCGTGAGGAACCGCTCCCAAACCGGCGTGCAAAGCATTGGAATGAACGTCAGCCAGCGAAAACCCTCGATGCCGTTGCGGAAGCTGAGCAGGCCTGCGCGGTAGCTCGAGTAGTTCACGCGCGAGAGATCGCCCGTCAACTGCTCGTAGGTGAGCTGCAAGCCCGTGGCGATCTGCGCTTGCTTGGCGGCGACGTAATCCCGGTAGCCCGCCGAGGCCGACGGCGAGGCGAAGGTGATCTCCTCGCCCGGCTTCAGGTACTCGATCATGCCCGGCTCGAAACTCTCGACGCGCTTGCCGGTGGCCGGATCCGGCGCGGCCGGAGCGATCGGCGGACCATCCGGCCCCTGCGGCTGCGTCACAAACGCCGCGAAGCAGGCCTCGATCTTCTTGCGGACCAGCTCGGCTTCTTCGTACTCATCGAGATCGCGCAGCGTGACCACGACGGGCGCAAGCCACGGCACGCCGCGCACCTGGCCCGGACGGTCCTTGCGGTAGATGTGCAGGACCTCGCTCGCGGGGACTCGCACCGATTGCAGCGACGCCCCGCTGCGCACGCCCGTCTGCACGACATCGCCGGGATGCTGGCCGTAAAGCCAGTAGAAGATGCGGCGGCCCACCAGATCGAACTCGACGCCTTGGATGATGTAGCCCGTCTCGGTCTTTTGCGTCTTCGTATGATCGAGGTAGTCGGGTTCAAGCACCTGGAGCTGCAACGGAACGGTAAGGCCATCGCTTTCGCGCCGCTGGCGGAAGCGCACCAGGCATTCGCCGCTTTCAAACACCGTCCGCGCAATCAGCGCCTGGAGTCCATAGAAATCAAGCTGCCCGTCGGCGTCGCACTCTTCGATCCAATCCGCCCAGGCCGCGTTGATGATCCGGTCCAGGTCCGGCTCGCCGCTTCGCGCCTGCGCCGTGATGCCCGTGCCGATGGCG